CCAGCCACACGTCCAACGGCGCGCGGCTCTTGGCGAACTGGCGGTAGGCGGCAGACCATGCCATAGCCACGGCCCGCCGCTGCTCCATGTCCGCTTCATCCACGCGCATGGCGACGGCCAGCGAAGCCCACGACACAACCGGGTCGCTTGGCTTCGCGTGCTGGGCTATGTAGTCCACGGCCTCCCGGTCGCATGAGCCGGGCGGGCATACGATCATGTGCAAGCGGCAGCCATAGCCATACAGCACGCGGTCTTGCCGCGAGGCGTTGCAGTGCTTGCACGCGCGGCGTAGGTTCGGCACGGTGTCCTTGCCGCCGTGCGCGTGTGGCACTATGTGATCGTCTTCGGTGCCCACCTTCGTACAGCCGGGCAGCTCCAACCAACAGTCGTTGCCCCACGCCGCTATCTCGGCCGAACGGATTGACGGGGCGACTACTTGTCTACGCGGCACTCTGGGCCGCCTTGCGTTTGCGCTGCGCTACGAACATGTCCAAGTCCGACAACTCGTACAGCACGGGGCAGTTGGGCGCGTCCGTGGGCCGGTAGAACACCGGGCCGTAATGTTCGCCGCGCCACTTGCGCAACAGGCTTTCGCTCACGCCCAGATATAGGGCCGCCTGTTTGGCCGTGAGCTTCGCGCGCGGGTTCACAGCACACCAACCCAAGCCTTGAGCGATGTCAACAACTCGGCACGGTCGAACACCTGCACACTTCCGCACCTCTCGGGCTTGCCCAAGATACCGTCGCTGATAAGCTGCTGCATCACATGGTCGCCGCTAGGGTCGGCCGTCGGCGCGATCTTGTTCAGTCGAAGCATACTGATGGCAAGGGAACGCGCAATGGTGTCCGCTCCAACAGTGTCATGCTCCAATTGCCTGATATTCCATCGAATGGCGTTCTTGATGTCCTTCGTGCGTTGGGCCTTGTTCTTCGGCACCGTCCTCTTGGCACGTCGGCGTGTTGGCTTGTAATCAACCGAATAACCCATGTCTCGAACCTCGTTTCATATTGTGGATAAGAATTGTGGATAAGTGGATAAGAATTGTGGATGATATGCCCTTCGGGTGGTGGGGCGTTAGAGCGGGGAACCCAGCCCGGAAAACACAAGATTGCTCAAGTGTTTTCCGGATTAGGGTTCGCCATGCAAGGTTGCTTCGTAACGGAGCCGCGCCGTCGCATAGGTCAGCGGCCGAAGCCGCGCGCAAGGTCTCGCCGCACAGCCCGGCACGTATGCCGGCGATGGTCCCCAGTTGCGCCCGAACAAGACGCCGTGAAGCGATCTGTGTACACCCGCATAGCTCCCCGCTGGGGCCGTGGTAACCGCACAGCATTCTGTGCGTGTTTGTAACGCGCTGGGCAAGGCGCGGCCGGGTGCTTTATCACGCCTACCCAGCAACCGACCTTCGGCTGGGTCAAGGGCTATGAAGTTATCGGACGCCGTCAGTCGTCGTCGGTGAGGAAATCACCAAACCGGACAATGGCGAGGACAAGCCCGAGCATGAGGAACACGAACGGGCTTGCCAGCAGCAGCATGAAGGTCTTGATGAAACGTTTCACGTCAATCCTCGTTGAAGCATCGGTCGATCTGTTTCTCAAGATCGTCAAGCTCGTAACCGTTGAACGGGACGCGCACGGTGATGCCTTCTTCCGTCTCAACGATCAGCTCGTAAAAACGTTGCCTGCTTTTCCTGTCCACACGTTTGACCGTGACGCTCATTCCTGGGCTCCTTCCCATTCACGACGGGCACGCCGCGCGTGCGTCATCGCCTTGTTGATCGCGCCCTTCATCGCCTGAAGGTCGCCCATGTCCAAGCCATCGAAATCGAACGATCGTCCGCCCACCTTGATGCGGCAGGCGAAGCCGTAGGGATTGCCGCCGGTGCACTCCGACGGGTCGATGTCCAGCACCTGGAAGTAATTGCTGGTGCATTCCGGATTGAAAACGCTCATTTCACTGCTCCTTGATTCATGGATGGACGGTTAGGCTCCTTCCTCCGCAGCGATAGGCTTGTAATCGCACAAACCAAACCTTTCAAACAACGAAGGAAGGAAGAGTAATGAGTGACGAAAACACGTTCGATTTCGCCCTTTACCTGGGAACGACCACGCCGCTTACCATCACCGGCGCGACGGCCTCCACGGTCAGTGAACTCTCCGAACGTCTGAAGTCCGGTGACAGCTTCATCCAGACCGTCAGGTTTCCCGACATGAGCATCCACGCCATCACCATCAACCCCAAGGCAGTCCCGTGGTGGCAGATCGACGCTGGCGACGTCGTGCTTCCCATGCAGATCTTCTAACGCCGCTGGATCGTCGAGCGTGGCCATGACACCACGCTTGACAATCGCGGCCTGCTCTGGCGTCAACGCCTGATTATGGATGTACACGGCGCGCGCATTAAGGACGATGCAGCCCTCGCCAGCCATCTTCACGGATTCAGCCGAGACCACGACAATGGAGCCGGCAGCATCATGGATCATCATCACTTCACCCCCAATGGCTCACGGCCGAGCACGAAATCGGTGGAAACGTCGAAGAAGTCGGCTATACGCGACACATCACGCAGTGTGAAGTTCTTCAGGCCGCGAAGCTTGTTCGACAACGCTTGTTCGCTCATTCCCACAGAGTCCGCTAGCTCTCGTTGCGTGACGTGATTTGCACGCAACTTGCCGCGAACCTGCTTGGCGATCGTACGCTGTTCTTGAATTACTAAACTCACAGTGAATTATTTAAGCACACAGGAACCGAGGATAGATAATTTAGGCGTGTCGCACAAACTAAACTAATGGTTTATAATTGCGGTATGTCAACAACTATGATGCCGAAACCGCGACTGGATAAGCAGCAGATTGCGGTGGCAAATATCAAACTGCTGCTGGACGCTTCGCATAGCAAGAAGAAGGATCTGGCCGAATATTTGGGCAAAGTCCCTCAGTCGCTGTCGAAGATGCTTCAGAATAAGCAAACGTGGTTTTTTGAGGATATGTGCCACGCCGCCGATTTCTTCGGGGTTGGCCTTGAGACGTTGGTGAGAACCGATTTAACACCGATGAAGGCCGAGCAGATATTAAAAAACCGTCGTTCCGATGATGGGAACGACGGTCAAGTGGTAGCGGGGCATGGATTTGAACCATGGACCTCTGGGTTATGAGCCCAGCGAGCTACCGAGCTGCTCCACCCCGCGTCGGCTTGCCTTCATTGAGGCAGCTCTAACTACTTTACGGATGTTGGCTAATAAGTCAAATCGGCGTGTCGCATATTGCGCTGCTAGTGAAATCGCATATCCGATAACGCGTTATCCGTTTTTCGTATAACGCTGCGGACCGTCGATGAAAACCGCCGAATACGCCATATCCGGGTCCGCACCATAATAGGAAACATGCCTATCAAGATTCCCAGCGGCCTTCCGGCCAGAGACATTCTCGACTCCGAGCGCATCTTCGCGCTTGAAAAGCCCGAAGCGGAGCGCCAGCGTGTGCGTCCGCTCAAGCTGGTGATCCTGAACCTCATGCCGAAGAAGATCGAGACCGAAACGCAACTGCTGCGTCTGATCTCCAAGAGCCCGCTGCAGGTCGAGGTCGACTTCATGAAGACCTCCACCCACGAGGCCACGCACGTGAGCGCCGACCATCTGGTGAAGTTCTACGAGACGCTCGACGCGTTCAAAGACAACTATTACGACGGTCTTGTGGTGACGGGAGCGCCCGTCGAACACCTCGATTTCGAGCAGGTCGACTACTGGGACGAGTTCAAGCAGATTCTCGACTGGGCATCCACCCACGTCTTCTCCACCATGTACCTGTGCTGGGGCGCGATGGGCGCGCTCAACTATCGGTACGGCGTGCGCAAGGAGCTGCTGCCGGAGAAGCTCTTCGGAGTGTTCCCCCAGTATCTGCAGGACGAATACTGCTTCCTCACCAACGGTTTCGACGAGATCTGCCTGCAACCGCATTCCCGCCTGGCGGGGGTCAACGAGGGTGATATCGCCCATAATCCCGAGCTGCAGGTGCTCACGTGGGGTCCGAAGTCCGGCCCGGGGCTCATCGCCACGCGTGACTTCTCCGAAGTGTTCGCGCTCGGCCATTGGGAATACGGCAAGTACACGCTCGCCGAGGAATACGAGAGGGATATGAAGAAGGGCATGACCAACGTGCCGTTCCCCGAAAACTATTTCCCGCACGACGATCCGAAGCTCGAACCGCTGTTCGCCTGGCGCGCCCACGCCAACCTGCTGTGGCGCAACTGGCTCAACTGGGTCTATCAGACCACGCCATACGATTTGAGCGAAGTACCGCAGCTGCGCGAGGAGAAGCGCCTCGGCACCGACCGTTCGATCCGGCACGAGCCCGGTTCGCCGCGTGTCGACGCGTTCACGCCATTCTCGCACGATGGATACGGTGTCATTCGCGGCTGATTTTCACGAAGATCGGCGAGTACTGACAAGTATTGGCGATTGTCCCACGATTGCCGCTTTTGCGCGGTGTCGTGGGCTTTTTGCGCGGTTTTTGTTGCCTGCTGCGACATCGTTTCATTTTCGCCGTCATATATTATGGTGCGATATGTTAAGTAAAACGTTTTATCAAGCAGTGTTGCAAACGATGTCTATTTTGGTGTGAATGGGGGTGAAATAGGCCGAATCGACAACGGCCGTGGTTGTGTCTAATAGTCCCCGCAACGTGCGAAACGCCGGTTTTCGCTATACGGTAGTAGGGGAAAGCTCCCGGTGCGGAATGTTGTCTAGCCACGGGCTGATAATCCTTTGCAGCCATTCGGGGCTGGTATGCGAACGCGTTTATGGGCGCGTTAACATAGAACCCGAAGGATGTTCTGGTTTGGTAACCGGAATGTCACATTCGACTCAGCTGTTGGGCTAGACTAACAGCTGACACAAGAGCAGGAGGCGTGAATGATTAGTGCATTGGGAGAGGGCATCATGACCATCGCCGATGGTCCAGAGATGCCGAGCATCAATGACTTCCTTCCCGATCCGTTTGTTTTTCAAGGCACGCCGTTCGCCATCAACCGCATCATCCTCGTTCGTATTCTTGCGACCGTCATCATGCTGCTGGTTCTCGGAATTACGGCACGCCGTGCAAAGCTCATCCCTGGCCGTTGGCAGGGCGCAGTCGAATGGCTGATCGAGTTTGTCCGCGACAACATCGTCTATCAGGTGATGGGCGAGCTGCGTGGCAAGCGTTATGTGCCGATGATCACCACCGTGTTCTGCACGTTGCTGGTCTTCAATCTGTGCGGCATCATCCCGGGCTTCAACATCGCGGCAAGCGCGTCCATCACGCTGCCTCTGGTGTTCGCCATGTGGTGCTTCTGCCAGTACTGGATTGCCGGCATCCGTGAAAAGGGCCTTGGCCACTTCCTGAGGGACGAGATCTTCCCGAAGGGCGTTCCGGCCCCGATCTATATTCTGCTGTCCCCGATTCAGCTGCTTGAGCTGCTGATTATCCGCCCGTTCTCGTTGACGATCCGACTGTTCGCCAA